GGCGCGGATGAAGGCGAGCGCCGCGCCAAGGAGCGACAAGAGAAGCCCCATGCCGGCAAGGGCGCATAGCGAGAAGGTGGGGAAAAGGGCGAAGCTCATGGCTCGCCCTCAGATCAGGCTGGCGACGCCGGCGGCGAAGGCCAGCGCGGCGAAGCTCGACAGGGTGAGGGTGGCGAGCGCGAGGCCTGTCGCCATGGCGTTGCGCGTCTCGATGCGCATGCGCCGGCGCGAGGCCAGGATGCCCGGCAGCATCAGCGCGGCGGATGCGCCAGCGAGATCGATCTGCTCGCGGCTCCAGCCGAGGCGGAGCATGTCGTCATGCGTGACGCGGCCAAGATCGCCCGCGCGCTCGGCGGCGTCGGCAAGATCCATGGCCATGCGGTCGATGATGAAATTCAGCCGCCGCATCGCGCTGCGCGCAATGAACCAGTGCGGGCCGTTGGGCGTCTGGCGCGGATGCTCGCCGAAAACGGCAGGATCGATGCCCTCAACGCCTTCGGCGAATGGGGCCATGGTGTGGCCCGCCCCCGCATCGGGGCCCGGCCCGACACGCGGTGCCATGCCTTCGGCGAAGCCGCCATCGCCCATCGTCGCCGGGCGGCCTGTCGAGAAACCCCGCGAAGGCGTCAGCGCCCCGCGGCTGTGGTTGAGCGGATGATATTGCAGAGGCATCGCGTCGCCCTCGGTTGATTGAGGGGGACGTTATGCGGGGAGTTCCCCGCTGTCAAGCGAAAAGCGGGGATATGCCCGCATCGCTGTCAGATCATGTCTTGCGCTTGTATTCTTCCGACGGGCGATGGTGCCGGGCTTCCTGCAGCAGGCTGTCCATGCGCTGCATCAGGCCCGCGCCGGTTGCCGCGATGATGAAGACAGTCGCAGAAAAGCCGCGCCAGCTCATGATTGTGAGCTCAGCGATGCCGCCCGGCGCGCTGAACAGGAAAGACCATGCAAAGGAGCCCGCCGCCGCCATCGCCACAATGCCGCAAACCGCAAACATTTCACCAATCCTTCGTCACGCGCCGCACCCGGCCGATGATCCGGCCATTCTCAGGGAACATCATGGAGAGATGATCCGGGTTTGTCGACATCGGCGCGATCTGCGAGCTGCGACCATTGCGCCATTGCTTGAAAGTCGTCTCATTTCCGATGCCGAAGACATATAGCCCGCGATCAACCGGGGCCTTGTCTTTCAGGTTGACGAAGATGATCGAGCCATCTGCGGCGACCCTGTCCATCGAATCGCCGCGCACCTCGAGCGCGACCCATTGGCCCTTCGGCAAGGGCGCGGTCTCGATCATGGGCCAATCTCCGGGATCATCCATGCCCGTCGCCGGCTGGCCGGCCGCGACCCATGAAACCAGCGGCACGACGAACTGTGTCTGAAAGACTGGGTCTTCATGGCCTGTCAGCAGCCAGGCGACGCTGACGCCAAGGGTGCGCGCCAGCGCCACGGCCTGCTGCGCGCCGACGCCGGAGCGGCGCGGATCACGACCGTCAACGGCGCGCCGCAGGTCGCGGATGTAATCCGAACCCAGCCCCGCCGAAATCGATGCGGCGCGCGCCGTCACGCCGGTCTCGGCCAACCGCGTCTCGATGCGCTCAAGAACGTCTTTCAACATTGCGGGATTATGCCCGCACCTTTCGCTGCAATCATGTGGGGATATCCCCGTTGACAATGCGGGGAGTTCCCCGCTATGGTCGCCGTCATGATCCTCAGCGACCATATCCGCGCCGCTCTCGGCGCCTTCACGCAACACACCGGGGCCAGCATCGGCTCGGTGTCTTCCCGCGCGCTCGATGAAGGCAAGGCGCTGCGCCTCTTCATGGATGGCACGCAGAGCCTGACGCTGCCCCGCGCCGAGCGGCTGCTGCAATGGCTTTCCGATCATTGGCCCGCCTCCCTCGCCTGGCCGGAAGAGCTTCCGCGCCCGGCTGCCACCCTCTCCGCCTCCGCCCCTGCCGATGCGCCTCGCTGCGCAACTTCAGGGCCGCGCGGGCCGGAGCCCTCCCCGCCGGCTGTGCCCCCTGTGGCCGGTGGGGAGGCCGCGATCTCCAAAGGAGCGATGTGATGAGCATTCATCTCAGCCATCACGAGCGGCGTGCCGTTGACGTTTTCTCCATGAAGAAACGTCGCGCTGAATGCGACGCCGCGATCCGGGAGGCTCGCGACGCCCTGAAGGCGCAGTTCTATTCGCATCTCGGCGAATGCGACGCCGCGATCCGGGAGGCTCGCGACGCCCGGCGCGAATTCGCCCGCGAGTGCGAGCGCGCGGCGCAAGGCGTGCCGCTGCGCCTCGATGCGCGCGGTCTGCCGGTGGTGAGGGTTCGCGTGCTGCCGCTCCACCAGGCCGGGATCGTCCAGACCATTATCGATGTCGTGCTGCATGATGGCGGCCTTTCCGTGCTGGATGCGTGGGTCGAGCCGCAACCGCAGCCCGTCACCACCCTGCGGCCGCGCGCCGCAGGCCTCAACGAAACAGGCGCGCCGGTTGTTTCGTTGACATGCGCCGAAAACGGGGGTGTGCGATGAGCCTTCGCGACATGAGCGCCGGCCACAAGGCCGTGTGGAAAGCGGCGACAAAGCGCGCCATCCATGAAATCGGCAATGCCGAGGCCGCCGCGCTGGCGGGGCTTTCGCCCGGGGCTCTCAGCCGGATGGCGGCGGGGCATCACCCCGATCTTTTGCCGCTCGATGCCGCGCTCGCCATCGCGGATGCTTCCGGCACGCGCGCCTTCGCGGAAGTCTTTGCCGACATGGCGGGCTGCCGCCTCGCCTGCCGGCGCGGCGAGGATGATCCCGCCCCCGCCGCCCTGCCGGCGCTTGCCGCCGCGATTTCGGAAGCGGCGGAATTCGTGCATGTCGCGGCGCAGGCGCTCGCGGATGGCAAGGTCTCCCCGCGCGAGGCGCATGATCTGCTGCGCGTCATCGGCGACCACGCCGCCGCCATGGCCGATGTCGAGCGCGGGCTCACCGCGCTCTCCCGCCGCCTTTCCGGCGAGGCCCGGCGATGAGCGGCAAATTCAGCCGGGCGGCGCTGGAAGAGGCCGCAGGCGGCGACATCACGCAGGCGGAATTCGCCGCCGCCGCGGGCTGCTGCATCGGCACGGTGTGGAACCATTGTTCGCGCCTCGGCATCAGATGGCAGCGGCACAACGCCGCCGCGACCAAAGCCGCGGCGCGGGCCAATTCAGCCCGGGGGCGGGAGAAGCTGGCGCGAAAGCTTGCGGCCGCGATCAGCGATAACCCCGCCATCACCCGCGACAGCCTGCGCCATATCGCGCAGACGCCGGTGAAGCGGATGCAATCGGCGATCAGCCTCGCCCATGAGCTGCGGCTGTTGCCGGAAGGGTGGTTTCTGCCCGGCCCGCAGCATCGGGGCGCTGCGCCAAGCGCCGGTGTTGTGACGCGCGCGCTGGCGCCCCGCGAAGGCTTCAGGCCGCTCGAATTTCCGCCCGCTATCCGCGAGCTTCGCGCCACCTCGCGCCGCTTCTCGCCCGATCTCGTCGCTGCCGCGAAGGCAAGGCGCTTCTCCCCCGGCATCCAGGACGACGCCCCGCATGCCACCGCCGCCTCCCTTCTCGATCTCATCGCCGAAATGGGCCGGACCTGGCCGGAGGTGAGACCGCCCGCCGCCTTCAACGGCCAGCGCGTCACGATCGACCCCGAGAGGGCTGGTGTCGAAGCCTCGCAATGGATGAGCCTTTCCGGCTCCCATGCCGCGATGTGCGCCGGGGTGGCGTGATGGATTACGCCGATTTCATCCTCGCCAAGGTCTCGCTTGAATACGCCACCCGCCCGCCCTTGCCGGCTGGCGCGGTGAACCCGCTGCTGAAACCGCATCAGGCCGATGCGGTGAGGTGGATGGTGGCTGGCGGGCGGCGCGCGGTCTTCGCCGCCTTCGGGCTCGGCAAGACATTCATGCAGATCGAGGCGATGCGCCTCACGCTCGCCGAAACCGGCGGGCGCGGGCTGATCGTCGCGCCGCTCGGCGTGCGCCGCGAATTCATCAAGGATGCCGAGGCGTTGGCGACCGGCGCGCATCCGGCGGTAAACGATGCGCAGCGTGAGGCGCTTGCCGCATGGATCGGCGAAGACGCGGCCCGCGCGCCCTCGATCCGCTTCATCCGATCTGTCAATGAGGCGGCGGCGACCGGGCTTTACATCACCAATTACGAGACGGTGCGCGACGGCAAGATCAACCCTGCCGATTTCGCCGCGAGCTCGCTCGATGAGGCGGCATGCCTTCGCGGCTTCGGCTCCACCAAGACATTCCGCGAGTTCATGCGGCTGTTCGAGGCCTTGCCGCGCAAATTCGTGGCGACGGCGACGCCCTCGCCCAACGACTATATCGAGCTCCTCGCCTATGCCGCCTATCTCGGCATCATGGATGTGGGCGAGGCGAAGACCCGGTTTTTCAAGCGGGATTCGACCAAGGCCGACAACCTAACCCTGCACCCGCACAAGGAAGAAGAGTTCTGGCTGTGGGTTTCATCCTGGGCGCTGTTCATCCAGCGGCCTTCCGACCTTGGCCATGATGATGCGGGCTATGATCTGCCGCCGCTCAATGTGCATTGGCATGAGGTGGAGAGCGAGGCGCGGCCGCTTGCCGTGAAGGGCGACGGGCAGGTCGTGCTGTTCGGCGCGGGCGGCATGGGATTGAGCGAGGCTGCGGCGGAAAAGCGCGCCAGCCTATCCTATCGCATCGAGCACGCGCAGCGGATCAAGGAAGCCGAACCTGCCCGCCGCATGATCTTCTGGCACGATCTCGAGGATGAGCGGCGCGCACTCGAAAAGGCGATGCCCGGCATTGCATCGGTGCATGGCGCGCAGTCGCTGGAGGATCGCGAGGCGATCATCACCGCCTTCGCCGATGGCGAGGGGCCCGACCTTGCGGCGAAACCCGTGATGCTCGGCTCGGGCTGCAACCTGCAGCGGCATTGCTCGGCGGCGGTCTATCTCGGCCTCGGCTTCAAGTTCAATGATTTCATCCAGTCGATCCATCGCATCTATCGGTTTTTGCAAGGCGAGGCTGTCGATATTCACCTGATCCACAGCGTCAATGAGCGCCCGGTGGTGGATATCCTCAAGAAGAAATGGCGGCAGGATCAGGAATTGAGGGCACGCATGAGCGGCATCATCAAGCAATACGGGCTTTCGGCGGAAGCGATGGCGCAGGCCCTGCAACGGGGCGATGGGGTGGAGCGCATCGAGGTGAGCGGCGATAACTATCGCTGCATCCTCAATGATTGCGTCGAAGAGGCGCGGGCGCTGCCTGACAACAGCATCGACCTCATCGTGTCGAGCATCCCGTTCTCGACGCAATATGAATATACGCCGAACCTTCGCGATTTTGGTCACACCGACGACAATGCGCATTTCTTCGCGCAGATGGACTATCTCACGCCCTCTCTCCTCAAGGCGCTGAAGCCGGGGCGGATCGCGGCGATCCATGTCAAGGACCGGATCACGCCCGGCGGCGTCAACGGGCTCGGCTTCCAGACCGTGCAGCCCTTCCATATGGAGACCGCGGCGCATTTCATGGGCCATGGCTTTGCCTATATGGGCATGGTTACGATCGCGACCGATGTGGTGCGCGAGAACAACCAGACCTATCGCCTCTCCTTCTCCGAAAAGGTGAAGGATGGCACGAAGATGAGCGTCGGCCTGCCCGAATATGTGCTGCTGTTCAGGAAGCCGCCGACATCCTCCGAGAAATCCTATGCCGATGAACCCGTCGCCAAGCGCAAGAAATGGTTCGAGGATCTGCGCAGCGATGGCGAGCGCCAGGCGCGCAACGCCGATGGCTCCGATGTCGTCGCGGCCTATGGGCGCGAATGGCTGAACCCGGATGGCTACAGCCTTGCGCGCTGGCAGCTTGACGCCGCGGGGCTCTGGCGCTCATCCGGCGACCGCTTCATCCGCCCCGAAGACCTGACATCGCTGCCGGCCGATCTGGTCTACAAGCGCTGGAAGGCGTGGAGCCTCGATGAGGTCTATGATTACGAGCATCATGTGATGATCGGCGAGGCGCTCTCGCTGCATGGGCGCCTGCCGACCACCTTCAGCCTCATTCCCGCCCATGTCGCGGGCCGCGCCGACATCTGGACCGATGTCGCCAGGATGCGCACGCTCAACATGAGCCAAGCACAGAAAGGGCTGCAGCAGCACTTATGCCCGCTGCAATTCGACATCGTGGCGCGGCTGATCGAGAGCTATTCGGCCAAGGGCGAGACCGTGCTTGACCCCTTCGGCGGCCTGATGACCGTGCCTTACATGGCCGTGAAGATGGGGCGCAGCGGCATCGGCTTCGAACTCAACGCAGGCTATTTCGCCGATGGCGTGAAGCATTGCGAGGCGGCGCAGCGTGGACGATCGATGCCCTCGCTCTTCGACATGATGGGTTTCGAGGCGGAAGCAAAGGCTGGCGCGCTGGAAGCGGCGGAATGACCCGGCTTTCGCCCGCCGATCTAGATGGGGTGCGCGCGCGCCATGATCTCGCCGCGCAAGCCGGCAGGCGCGTGGCGTTGCGCAAGGCAGGCGCGAAGCTGATCGGCCCCTGCCCGATCTGTTCGCCCGATCCGCGCTCGAAAACCGCGTCGCGATTCGAGGTGAAGGGCGAGCGCTGGGTATGCGCCGTCTGCCAGGATGGCGGCGACGTGATCGGGCTCGTGATGAAATCCGAAGGGCTGGATTTTCGCGTCGCGCTCGACATGCTTGGCGAGGGTGAATTGCTCGGGCGGGCGATGACGCCGGAAGAGCGCCGCGCGGCGGAAGTGAAGGCCTCAGCCGAGCGAGGGATACGCGCCCGCGAGCAGGCGGAAGCCGAGAGGGCGCTGGCCGAAAAGCGGGAGAAGAAGCGCGCGGCCTATGAGCAGATATTCATGCTCGCCGCGCCGCTGGCCCGCGATTGCGAGGAAAGCGCCATCGTTCTCGCCTATCTGGAGGTGCGCGGCATTCCGCGCGAGGTGGCGATCGACACGAAGCTGCGCGCATCCCGCATGAATTACTGGGGCGAGGCGGCTGACCGCAAGGCCTTGCACCCGGTGATGCTGGCGCCTTTCCGCGACCTTTCGGGGCGCTTCACGGGCCTGCATCTCACCTGGCTTTGCGAAGCGGCCGGCAAGGTCTCGAAGGCGCGCATCACGGGAGCGGATGGCGAGGCGCTGAACGCCAAGACCATGCATGGGCAAAAGCTCGGCTCGTTCATCCCGCTGCTGGACCATCGCGGCGAGGATTTCGGGGCCGCCCGCTATCTCGCCATGGCCGAAGGCATCGAGACGGCGCTCAGCCTGCCCGCCGCGATGGCGCGGCTCAAGGATTTGAGATGGCGCAACATGCATCTGGTCGCAACCGGCGACCTCGGCAACCTTGCCGGCAAGGCATTGGGGCGCGTGGCGCACCCCTCGCTGACGCGGCCCGATGGCTCGGCCGTGATGGTGCCAGATGCGCGCCCCGACCCCGCAAGCCCCGCCGCGCCTGTGCCAGAAAACGTGACGCGGCTGCTGATATTGGCCGATGGTGCGGGCAAAACCGATGCCGAGCGCTTCGCGGGCGACCTCGCCGCGCGCCGCGCCGGCCTTCGCCATGCGAGGCCAGGCCGGCATGTCAGCCTCGCGCTGCCTGAAGGAAAACGCGACCTCAATGATGTGCTGGAGGGGAGATGATCTCATTCCTCTCCATCTGCTCCGGCATCGAGGCGGCAAGCGCGGCATGGGAGCCCTTGGGCTTCCGCGCCGTGGGCTTCTCCGAAATCGAGGCGTTCCCTTCCGCCGTCTTGGCGCATCGGTACGGCTCCAACATGCCGGGCGAGCCGCTGGTCGGCATTGATCCGCAAACCGGGCAGGCCCGGCCTGCGGGGGCGAACGGCGTGCCGAACCATTGCGATTTTACAAAAATCGACCTTTCGGCGATCCCCGCGCCGCTCGACGTGCTGGTGGGCGGGACGCCCTGCCAGGCTTTCTCCATCGCGGGCAAGCGGCTTTCGCTCGATGACGCCCGCGGCAACCTCACCCTCTCATTCGTGGTGCTCGCACATGGACTTGCTCGCTCTCATGGCCTGCGAAACATCGTCTGGGAAAATGTCCCCGGCGTGCTCAACACGCCCGACAACGCCTTCGGCTGTTTCCTGGGCGCGCTTGTCGGGGGAGATGCTGCCCTCGATCCGCCAGGCGGGGCCGGATGGCCCGGTGCTGGCATGGCTTCCGGGCCGGGGATCGACAAGAGGGGGGCACGGCTCGCATGGCGGGTTCTCGACGCTCAATATTTCGGAGTTCCACAACGACGCCGCCGTGTGTTCCTTGTCGCAGATCTTGGAGGCGGGGCCGATCCCGCCACGGTTCTTTTTGAGCGCAAGGGCCTGCTCCGGCATCCTCCGGCGCGCGGAAAAGCGGGGCAAGGCGCTGCCGGAGATGCTGCGGCTGGCGCTGGAAAGCGTGGCGCATTCGGGGGGGGCAATCCTGACGGAAGCCTCGCCGGAACCCTGAGCGCCAAATGGGCGAAGGGCTCGGGCGGCCCGGCGGGCGACGAAGTTCAGAACATGGTTGCGCACCCGCTTCTGGCGAAGAGCAACGACAGCCACGCCGCAGACCTCGATACCTACATTGTGCACGCCCTCACAGGCGAAGGCCATGACGCATCCGAGGATGGATCGGGCCGGGGTGTGCCGATCGTGCCGGTGGCGTTTTCGGCCAAGGACCATGGCGCGGATGCGGGTGACGACATTTCACCGACCCTGCGCAGCGGCGGTCACGCGGCAAGCCACGCCAATGCAGGCGTCATGCCGGCCGTGGCCTATGCGGTGCATGAAAACCAGCGCGCGGAAATCAGCCTGAGCGACACCGCAGGCGCGCTGAAGATCGGCGGGGGGAAACCGGGGCAGGGCTACCCGACCGTGGCCTATGCCATCCAGGAGCGCGCCGTGAGCGACAACCCGGATGCCGGGCCGCAGGGCAAGGGCTTTAATGAGGGCGTCGGCTACACGCTGGAGGCGCGCCACCATGTGCAGGCCGTGGCCTATGCCTTCCCCGCCGGGCTTTCGGGCACGCAGGTCGCGGCAAGCGCCGACATATCTCCGGCTCTCGGCGTCACGCACACCATGGCGGCGGCCTATGACCTTCGCGGGCGCGAGGGCGGCGCGCAATTCGAGGGGCCGCATGACACGGCCAATATCCGCGCGGCGAGCGGCGGATCAAGCCGGAGCTATGTCGCCGACACCTATGTGGTGCGCCGTCTTACCCCGACCGAATGCGAGAGGCTGCAGGGCTTCCCCGACAACTGGACGCAAATCCCGTGGCGCGGGAAAGCGCCGGAGGATTGCCCGGACGGCCCGCGCTACCGCGCGCTTGGCAACTCGATGGCGGCGCCGGTGATGGCGTGGATCGGGGAAAGACTGCGCGACGCGATGCCTGAAAGAAGCGCGCCATGAGCGACGGGGATGAGGGGGCGCGGGCCGTGCTGGCGGCCGTGCAGGGCGCAGAGACGATTTCGCCGGTGGATGAGGGCGGCGACGATCATGGGCATGATGCAGGGCTTGATGACGCGGCGCTCGATGATGGGCGCGACGCGCCTATTTCCGCCGACCCGGCGATATTGTCAGATTGCGCCAAGCTCGACCCCAACGACACCGACAATGGGGCGAGGCTGATCCGCCATTTCGGTAAGGACATCCTCTATGTGCGCGAGATCGGCTGGCACCACTGGACCGGCACGCATTGGCGGCGCGAGGATGGCGAGCACGCGATCCGCCGGCTCGCGCAGGAAGTGGCGCGGCGCATCAAGCTCGAGGCTTTCCATATCGACGCCCCGCCGGCCGATTCGCGGCTGATCGCGCTTGGCGAGGCGCTCGCCGGCAAGCCCGACCTCTCTGACGAGGAGCGCGCGACGCTGAAGGCCGCGGCTGAAGCGGAAGCGCGGCTTTCCAAGAGGCGCGGCTCGCGCCGGGCTTTCGGCGTCTCTTCCGGCAACCGGGCGCGATGCGAGAACATGATCGCGCAGGCGGAACCGCATTGCGCCGTCGAGGCCGACGCCATCGACGCCGACCCGCTGAAGCTCAATGTCGGAAATGGCACGCTGATATTCTCGCGCACCATCCGCGAAGAGGAAGACCCCGATTTCGGCGGCGAGGTGCCGGTGATGCGCCTCATCACCGCAGGGGTGATGAGGCTTGAGCCGCATATCCGCGCCGACCGCATCACCAAGATCATTGAGTTTGCCCATGACCCCGCGAGCCCCTGCCCAAAGTGGCGCGGATTTCTCGACAGGTTTCAACCCGACACCGCGACAAGGCGATTTCTGCAGGTTGCGGCTGGCTCCGGCCTGATCGGCGGGGCGAAGACGCAGGCGCTGATCTTTCTCTATGGCGAAGGCCAGAACGGGAAATCCGTCTTCATGGAGGTTCTGGCCCAGATGATCGGCGACTATGCCGGCCGCCTGAAGCCGGAATCGATCACGGGCCTGGAGAACGCCCGCGGCGACCAGGCGACGCCCGATTTCGCAAGGCTGCAGGGCAAGCGCTTCGTCGCCATCGCCGAATTGCCGCGCGGCGCGCCCCTCAAGGAAGGTCTTGTCAAGACCATGACAGGCGGCGAGCCCATGCCGGTGCGCCACCTTCAAAAAGGCTTCTTCGACCTCCTGCCCGAATTCATCCCCTTCATGAGCGGCAACCAGATGCCGGAGATCGGCGGGCTCGACAAGGGCATCTGGCGACGCATGAAATTCGTGCACTGGCCGGTGACCGTGACAGAGGCGGAACGCCGCGACATGCCCGAGATCGTCGCGGAATTCATGGCGGAAGCGCAAGGCATCCTCAATTGGCTGATCGAGGGCGCGCTGATCTTCCTCTCCGAAGGGCTGAAAGACCCGCCCGGCGTGACGGAGCTGACGCAAAGCCACCGCGAAGATCTTGACCCTGTCGGGGCGTTCCTGCGGGACTGCGTGATTGCGCACAGAGGCAACGAGGTGCAGGCGCGCGACCTCTACACCGCGTTCCTGCGCTATTGCCGCGCCAACGCGATCCGCGAATGGAAAGAGAAGGCCTTCAGCCAAGCGCTGAAGGCGAAAGGGCTGAAAAAGCTCGATGGGCGCATCCGCCGCTGGCTCGACATCGGCATCGACATGGCCGGCATCCCCGAGCTTCGCGACATGCAGCATGAGCGCGACGCATGACGGGGAGCTTTTTCATTCCCGCAACCCCTTTTGCCGCATGGAGGCCGCGAGGGTTGCGAGGGTTCAGCGAGGGTTGGCGGATGACCCTCGCGCGGGTTTGTCGAAGCCGGATCAAGGGTTTGCGAAGGATGTGCGAGGGTTGCGAGGGTTAGCCCCCTATACGCGCGCGCGATTATGGGGGTGGGGGGTGGAGAGTGTTCTTCAATATGTTTCCTAAAGACCAACCCTCGCAACCCTCGCAAGAGATAATAAAAGAGAGGATAAGGCCATGAGAGATAACGGAATTTCGGCTTGCGAGGGTTCGGCTTCGACGCTCGCACGACCCTCGCAACCCTCGCAGGGGCTGATGCCAGCCGACAAATGGATCGAAAAGGTTTTTCGCGACGAATTGCCGAAGATGGCCGCCGCGCAATCGGCAAGGCTCATCGCCTCGCCTGCCGCGACGGTGGCGGCGGTCGGTGAACTCGGCATGAAGCTTCCGCCGCTCAACGCCTTCGGCCTCTATGTGGACGAGATGGCAGGGCTCGCCGGGCGCTTCCCTTCCCCCGACGCCATCGCGACCTATGAGGCGATCCGCTCACTCGATGATTTCACCCTCGAGATCGGCGAGGGGCATGATTTCGCCGCCGGGCTGCAGCTTGGCGCAGGCGAGGCAAGCGCGGATGTCGCGGCACAGCTGATGGATGACATCCGCGCTCGCATCATGCGCCGGCTCTGGCGTGAGGATGTCTCGCGCGATGGCGCAAGGCGCGTGGTGATGCGTGAGCCGCTTTCCGCCATCATCCGCCGCTTCGCGCTTCTGGGCGTCGATGCCGCAAGGCTGGGGCGCGGCATGCCGGAATGCAGCGTCGCGCCCCATGCACGGCCGGACGGCCGGCGCATCTGGTATCGGCGCCACCGTGTCGAGATCGGCGAGGATCTGCATGGCGAGCAGGTATTCGAATGGGTGGAGCGCACCGATGGATGGAACGAGCGCGCCCGCGCGCCATATCAGGCCCAGCCCGGCCGCGCCTCCGCCGGCTATCTGCGCTTCGCCATCGATCCCTGTCCGCTCGACATGCTCGCGGCCCGCGCCACATTCTCGATCTGGCGCGAGGCGGTGAACCTCATCGCCGAGATGCTCAACGAACTGGATGGCGGGCGCGGGCTGGCGCGTGGCCCGATCGGCCCATGCTCCTGGCCGGCCGCGCCATGGGATGCCGATGCGGGCCGCCCTCCCCGCGTGCTGGAGGCGGGGGAAATCGCGCCGCGCGGCGTTGTGAATCGAGTGTTCAATCCGGCTAAGTCATTGACGGTTAAGCAATATTGGGCGCGGCGCGCGTGATTTGCCCGCAAGCCTCTTGCGTGCTAGGTTCAAACCATCGCGAAATGCGCCTGCAGCCCGCCCGGTCCCCACGCCGCGGCGGGTTTCGCTTGCGCCCCCCACCCTTGCGGGTCCTTCCCGGCCCGACCCCTTCGCGGTGCTTTTGCGGCGCGGGGTTTTTCCAGCCGGGCAGGGTTTCGGTTTGGGTTGACGGGGTTGACGCATGGCCCGCCCGGTTGACGCCGCCCCGCTGATGACGATGACCGCGCTCGCCGCGCATCTCGGCCTGACGAAGCAGGCTGTGAGCAAGGCGGTCAAGGCGCTCGACGCCGCCGGCCACGCCCTGCCGGTGCAGCGCGACAATCGCGGCCGCGTGAAGCTGATCGACGTCGCCGCGTTCAAGCGGCTGCGCGGGCTGACGGTCGACAGCGTGAAGGCGCGCCCCGCCGCTCCCGCCGATGCCCCGCGAGGCGTGAATCCGGATTCGCTGGATGGCGCGCGGTTCGACAAGCTGCAGACCGACATCCAGCTCGGCCGCATCCGCCTGCAGGCCGAAGCCGGGCAGCTCGTGCGGCGCGACCTCTATGAGGAGGCGATCGCGCGGCTGGGCGAGGAGATCGTCCGCATCGTGGATGTGACGGCGCATGTCGACGACATGGACGCCGCCCGCGATCGCGGCGGATTGCAGGCATTCCGCGTGGCGGCGAAGGCCGCGACACACAAGATGAGATCGAAGATCGCAGACGCCCTGGCCGCCGCCGCTCTCGTGGCGCCGGAGCGCGATGACCCGCTGAAGGAGGCCGAAGCCGCCGAGGCATGATGCGGGCCCGAAGGATTGCAGATGAGCGCGCCGACAGGATTGCACCCCGGCGCAGCGCGCCTCGTCGCGGCGAACCTGGCCGACATCATCCGCCCGCTGCCGCCGATCCGCGTGAGCGACTGGGCCGCGCAGAATGTCGTGCTGGTCGACGGCCCGCGCGCCGGCCAGCTCTGGAGCCCGGAAGGCGCGCCCTATCTGGTCGACATCCTCGATTGCCTCTCCGAGGATCACCCGTGCAATCTGGTCACGGTGCGCAAGAGCCAGCAGACCGGCGCGTCGATCGCGGCGCTCGCCTGGGTTCTGTATTGCGCGGCGCGCGAGCCGGCCAACATGCTCTACGCCTTGCCGGGCATCGACGCGCTGCGCGACCTGAATTCCGGCAAGCTGCAACCGCTGATCGACGCGGCGCAGCGGCGCACCGGGCAAAGGCTGGTCCTGCCGCAGCTTTCGCGCAGCGGGGCCGGCTCGACGAGCTATGAGAAGGTCTTCGCCCGCGGCGGCCGCATCTGGCTCGCCAACGCCAACTCGGTCATGGACCTGTCGTCCAAGACCATCAAGAAAGGCGTGAAGGACGAGGTCTCGAAATGGGCGCCGATCCCCGGCGCGCAGGATCCGGAAGATCTGTTCTTCGGCCGCTTTACCGCCTTCCGCGCCTCCGGCGACTGGAAGATACTCGAGATCAGCACGCCGGAATTCGACACGGGCGACGCGCTCGGCGAGGCCGCCGGCCATTGCCGCGTCGACCGATCCTTCAAGCGCTCCGACCAGCGCTACTGGCACATCGCCTGCCCGGAATGCCGGGCGGTGCAGTATCAGCGCATCGAGCAGTTCATCATCGACGAACGCTCGCCGCACAAATCGCGCTATTGCTGCGAGGGCTGCGGCCACGAGATCGGCGAAAGCGAGCGGCGGCTGGCCCTGCGCCCCGAGAACGGCGCGGCCTGGGTCGCGACGAAGCCGGGCCCGGATCGGCATCCGGGCTTCCACATCGACGGCTTCGCCTCGCTGATGATGAGCTATGAGGCCATCGCCGAAGAGGCCTTGAAGGCGAAGGCGAGCGAGATCGCCGACAAGGGGTTCCACAACCTCGTGCTCGGCCTGCCCTTCGCGTTCCGGGGCGATGCGCCCGCGCACACGATGCTGATGGAGCGTCGCGAGGAAGGGATGGCGCGCGGCCATGTGCCGGCCGAGGCCCTGCTCGTGACGGCCTATGCCGACGTGCAGATGCGCGGCGTCTGGCTCGAGATCGTCGGCTGGGGCGCGGATCGCCGCTCCTGGCTGATCGACGCGATGCATCTGCCCGGCGAGACGGATCGCCCCGACGCGCCGGTGTTCCAGCGCCTCGCGGAGATGACGCTGTCGCGCCGCCTGCCTGACGCCTTCGGCGGCGAGCGCCGCATCGACGCGCTCGGCGTCGACACGGGCTATCGCCAGCACATCGTCGCCGAATGGGTCCGCCAGAACCAGGGCGTGCATCCGGAGACCGGGCTTGAACTGATCTACGCGATGAAGGGCGAGGATGGCTGGGGCAAGCCGCCGGTCGGCATGCCGAAGCTGATCGACATCAATCTCGACGGCCGCCGCATCGCGCAGGGCTGCCGGCAATGGATGGTCGGAACCTGGCCGCTGAAGGCGCAGGTCTATTCCTTCCTGCGCAAGACGCGCGCAGCCTCGGATTTCGGCGACATCCCGCCCGGCTATTGCCATTTCCCGGCATGGGCGGACGAGGAGTATTTCCAGCAGCTCACCGCCGAGGCGCTGGTCGACACGACGACGCGCGGCGTCGCGACCGGCAAGCGCTGGACGCCGATCCGCCGCGACAACCACTTTCTCGATTGCCGCGCCGGCAATCTCGCCCTTTTCGAGCATCTCACCGCCCGCGCCAGCGCGGCGGATTGGGAGGCTCTCCGCATGTTGCGCGGCGTCAGCCCCGCGGCGCGGGAAGAGAACCTCTTCACCGCAGCCGCCTCGCCCGATCCGCGCCTCGCCGCCCCCGCCCCGTCACCGCCGCGCGAGACGCCGTCCGCCGGAGACTGGCTGGGCGGGCGCGGCCAAAACTGGAGATGAGCCCCGTCATGGCCTGGACGCAAGCGAACATCGATGCGCTCAAGGCCGCCATCGCCACAGGCGCGCTCGAGGTCGAGACGCGTCAGGGCGAGGTGACGCAGCGCGTCAAGTATCGCTCGCTCGCCGACATGCAGCGCACGCTGGCCGAGATGGAGGCCGAGGTCGCCTCCGCCGCGCCGGTGCGCGTCGCCTATTTCGCGCATGGCCGGGATTGAGGCGATGACCTCCGCATCGCCGAGGCCCGCGCGATGCTGCGCGGTTATGACGCCGCCCAGCAGGGCCGGCGCACCACGAGCTTCCGCCGCGGCGCGGGCTCGGCCAACGCCGAGATCGGCCGGGCGCTGCCGGTGTTGCGCGAACGCTCGCGCGAGCTGGTCCGCAACACCTCGATCGGCGCGCGCGCCCTCGACGTGCTCACGAGCCATGTCGTCGGCGTCGATCTCTCGGTGCGGTTCGACACGGGCTCGGCCCGCGACGACAGGATCGTGCAGGGCCTCTGGGACGAATGGACGCATCACTGCGACATCACCCGCGAGACCGGCTTCACCGGACTG